TAGTCTACGGCACCAATACCGTGGTTCAGGATGGAGACGCGGTTAAAGTAACCTTTGTCGATAACGTATCGGGCGCGTACCTCTTTCTTACTCAAGCTGGCGGTCTAAACGCCAACCTCATAGCTGGTAAAACCTACCAGATGCAGGTCCAGTTGAGCATCAACTCCGGTTCAGCAAACTTCGCAATCTATGCGACTGCACTTGGGAACTATATTGACGCTCAGAGCATCACTGACACCGCGTATGTCACGAGAACTTTTACTTTCCAGTATGCATCTGGGTCGCCGTATATTCAGTTTGCAAACCTAAGCGCGGGAGAAAGCGTCTCAATACGCAACATCTCCGTCAAAGAACTCGCAGGCAACCACGCCACCCAAGCCACCGCCGCATCCCGCCCGACATACGGGGTGGTGCCACTCGGGGGGCGGCGGAATTTGCTGACGTGGAGTGAGGGGTTCGACAATGCGGTTTGGGTGAAGACTGGTGCTACGGTAACTGCTAATGCTGCCACTGCCCCGGATGCCACGTTGGCCGCAGACCGCCTGACCGAAACGAGCGCGGCGGGGGAGCATTTCACCTCTCAGCAACTCGCCAAAGTTGGGGCATCAACGACCTACACGCAGTCGTGCTATTTCAAAGCAGATGCGGGAAGCCGAAACTTTGGCTTGGGCATCACGGATGGAACCACGGGCGGATACGCTGCTATCTTCAGCACCAGCGGAAGCGTTGTGGCGTCGTCCCAAGTTGTCGGCTCAGTGTTGGGGTGGACGTTCATCAGTTCCAGTGTCGTCGCTGCTGGCGATGGCTGGATGCGCGCTTCGATTACCGCGACGACCAATACCGCAACGCGCGTGGATGGGGTCTGCTATCTCGCTGATGGAAGTTCGCGGGTTTACCTCGGCAACGGGGCATCCAGCCTGTTCATTTGGGGCGCTCAACTCGAACTCGGCTCCACCGCCACCGCCTACCAGCGCGTTTCCACCGCCTTCGACGTGACCGAAGCCGGGGTGCAGTCGCTGTCGTATCTCAGCTTCGACGGTGTTGACGACAGCATGGTCACGCCCACGATCACGCCGGGGGTCAATAAGGCGCAGGTGTTTGCGGGGGTGCGGAAGCTGTCGGATGCGGCTGCAAATATCGCCGAGACTAGCGCAAACAGTGGCACTAATAATGGCGCTATGATCATTTATAGCAATGCCGGGTATGGTTTCAATTCTCGTGGGACAGTGCGCACGATTGCTGGCAGCTCAGTCCCTTCAGCGCCAGCCACTAACGTCATAACTGGTCTTGGCGATATTAGCGGCGACCTCGCCACCTTGCGAGTTGATGGCACCCAAGTAGCACAAGCCACTGGCGACCAAGGCACAGGGAATTACCTCGCATATCCGCTTTACGTCGGGCGGCAAGGTGGCACGACGCTGCCCTTCAACGGCAACGTCTTCTCGCTCATCACCCGCTTCGGCGCGAACCTCGACGCCGGGGTCATCACCTCGACGGAAATCTGGGTTGGCGACAAGACCGGCATCGACGTGGCCAAGAATATCAGCACCACCATCTACACCCGCAGCGGCGACACCATCCTTGACCGCGCCAACTCAACCATCGAACGGAGGGCCGTGTAATGGCTTATATTTACGACATCGCCGATACTTGGTCCTGGGGCGGGGCCTTCACCGCAATTAAGATGAACGTGACTGATAGTGGGTCTACCGCTGGCTCCCTGCTCATGGACTTGCAGGTGGGTGGGAGTAGCAAGTTTGGTGTAAGCAAGGATGGGAACGTCTACTTGCAAGGCGGCGTCTCGACGCACTTTATTGCCAACTCTAACGGTGGCGGACTTGCGTGTAATAATGGCGGATTCAATGACGGTTCATATGATGCCGTTTATACGGGATACGGAACGCGATTTGGCTCTTCTGCCTCTGTAGGCTGGGCTTCGTCGTCTACTGTTGGAGCTAACGGCGGTGCGCCAGACCTTCACCTCGCCCGAGACGCAGCCAACACCCTCGCCCAACGCAACGGCGTGAACGCCCAAGCCAGCCGCATTTACGGGACCTACACGGATGCGTCCAACTATCGCCGCTTGACCAAGACCATGAGTACAGGCGGGGTCGCTGAGATTAAACCAGAAGGCGCAGGCACTGGAGCGTCTGGCAACGTCCTGCATATCTCTGGACTGCCCACATCAAACCCCGGCGCGGGCATCCTGTGGAATAACCTTGGTGCCGTTGTAGTAGGAACCTAACATGATCACTATCGAACTCACCGACCACGAACTTCAGGCACTTGCAGGGCTGCTCGACGCTGGCGTCAAGGCTCTCGGCCTTCGCGCCGTGAAAGACGCCGCCATGCTGCTTGCTAAACTGGAAGCTGCCACCCAACCGCAGGAGACGACCAATGACTGAGTACACCGTCACCACCGTAGCCGACTACGTGCAGCCGACCACCGCCATCGCCGATAACGAAGGCTATGTGGACATGGTGATGAACATGGCGAGCCTTTCTTATATGGCTCAGTACGGCGCAGCCACGCCCGACGAGGGTATCGCAGCGGCCCGTGCAGCGTTCAACGCCAGCCTGCCAGCGACTGAGTAAGTCCGATGAGGATAACAGCCGCCGCACCCGAAGCCCTCGTCAGCGATGCACTGCAAGCCCGCGTAAATGCATTAGAGGCAAAAGTTGAAGTTTTTCGAGACACCAACCGCCGCTTAAACCGCCGCGTGCAGCTTTTGGAGGGGTGGTGGCAACGAAAGGTGGAGCAGGCAAACTATTGGCGAAACGTCTACATGCGGGTTTGGGGGTCAAAAGACATCGATACAAGGGCCGTCGAAGAAGCCGCCTATCAACGGGGTTACGAGGACGGGTATGATGAGAGGTTTCACTTGCCTAAACGGTTTATAAAACCTCGTAAGTTAAACGCAAAACCGCCTGAAAATCAGCTTGAAGAATGCGCCCTTTCTGGGTCCCCTTCTCGCCTTGAGGATGCATTATGAGAATTACAGCCGCAGCCCCCGAAGCCCTCGTCGCGGACAGTAACCAGCTTGCCATGTGCCTCGCCTTCTCCCCCGCAGACGGCGAAACCTACACCGGCCTCAACTGGCAGGACGCTGACGGCAACCTCTACGCCGCCGCGTCATGGGAAGCCCGTGAGGAATGGGTCGCAGCCGCGTCACAGCCCCTCGTCAGGCCCGCATGGGACGTTGACGAAGTCATCGACATGGTGGCTGCTGGACGCGCTCAGGCGGCGCTGGTGTTCGCTCTGGAGCCGGTGCTGGCGGTGCCGGGGGCGCTGACGGCTATCGGCGGGATGGATGGGGTGGCGGCGCTGCAGGCGATGGGGCTGACGGCGGTGGAGTTTGCAGGGGCTGGTTGATTTCCAAAGAATGTGGCGCATTCGGTTAGCACTCGACCAAAACGAAACCTAAGTTCCGGCGCCCCTGCGTTGGCATAATTACATACCCGTGTCGGGGTATGCAACATGGTTTTCTTCGTAATATGCATCAGCGATAATGGCGCCGATCATTTCCGTGATCGTGTTTCCAGGCGGGACTTGCGCTTCCAGCCAATGACGCACTTCCGGCGGCAGGGAACGCAGCAAGCCACCCATGTTCCCGCCGATCGGGCTTTCGATCAGTCCGGCCGCCCTTGCTTTGCTGATGTAACCATTGACCGTTCTTTGCCCCACGCCCATGCGCTCGGCGATCACTTCGGTGTCCAGCTTGGCGTTATGCAAGCGCGCTGCGTGCTGGATAACCGTCTCACTCTTCTTCGTCATGCTCGTGCTCCATCGGGCTTCGTTTATTGTTTGGTACAGGATCCACGGCCTTGCGTTCGAGGAACCTGACGTGGGCCTCTAGGGAGGATATCCGGCCTGCGGCCTCGGTGGCCACGTCGGACAAATGCGGCCAGTTCATGATCGGGCCGTGGGCTAAGACAGCAAGGCGGGCGAGGCGGAGTTTGATGTCAGTCATCACGATCCCCCTTTCGTGGCGGGCGTTAACATGACCGCAGCCTCATGTTCGCTTTTCGGCGTTTCGTTAACATGAGCGGGCTGCACGGCGGGAAGGGTGCGGGCAAGGATTTCAACCGCCTCTGCGCTGTCACAATGGCAATCTGGGTCATGTAGCCCACGGTCTTTGAAGCCGGGATGACAGCGGCATCGAACCAAATCGCGCAGTTCATCGATGGCTTGCTCAATGCTAAGATACCATTTCCGGTCACTCATGGCGTCTCTCCCTTCAGCGCTGCGCGTGCTGCCTCACCGCGTCGGCTGGCTTCAATGCCTAGCATCGGGACGCCATCAAAGACCTGAAGAAGTTCCGTCAGCGCCTCCCGCAGCCGGTCACGCTCTGCCTCTGCCTTCTCGGCGCGGCACAGGGCCACATGGTTGTCAGTCAGCGCCTCACGCAATCCGTCACGCTCTGCGGTCAGGGCTTCGATGCAGTCGGCGGCATCAAGGATTAGGTTGGCTTGGTGGTAGCCCCGCCACCCGCGCAGCCGCTTAATAAGTTCGTCAGACATGGCGTCTCTCCCTTCCAAACCGCAATCATCCGCAGCACGCCCCGCAGGTCAGCCTCCGGCAGGTCCGCAATCGCCCGCATGATGTCCTCCCGCAGCTTGGCGTTCTGGGCGCGCATGTGGAGCAGCAGCGGGCCGGGGCTTTCTGGCTCCATGTCAGTCATCGTCATGCTCCCGGTCGTCATCGTCGCGCTCGCGATCATCGCCTCCCGCAGCCGATCACGCTCAGCGCGCAGTGTCAAAATGCGATCTGCGGCGAGGACCATGACAGGCTTGTCCTCCATCGTCCCCTTGGCGATCAGCCACAGTGCAATCTCATCATCAGTCATCGCCATGCTTCCGGTCGCGTTTGTCGTGATCCTCGTCATGGTCTGGGCCGGTGTAATGGTCGCCATGGTCCTCGTCGTGGTCGCCTCGATCTTCGTCATCGTCTCGTCCATCGTCGTCATGATGCTTTTCCCGGTCATCGTCGTCGTCTCCGTGGTCAGGTTTGGGATCGGGCTTGGGTGGCTCTGGTTTCGGGTCAGGTTTCGGCGGCTCTGGCTTGGGGTCCGGCTTCGGCGGCTCTGGCGTGGGCTCAGGAGCGGGCGCAGGGCCGGGGTCCGGCTTCGGCGGCGCATCCCCACCCGCCAACAGGGACGGGCCTCCACCGCCCTCCTGCGCGCATTCCGGGGGCAGCGGCAGGACAATGCACCGCTCAACGTGCGGCCCACACGCGGCCAGCGGCAGGAGCAGGAGAAGATATTTCATCACAGCGGCCCCAATCTGCAAAGCGCCTTGAACGACCGGCGGTATTGCTTAAGCAGCAGGTTGATCTGATCGACCTTCCACTGGTTGCCCGCCAAATGCTCTTCGGCGGCATAAATTTCCAGCGCGACAATAACGGTGTGCGTGTCCGCAGCATCAAGTTTGATAGCCATTATTGCACCAACCTCGCGAAAAGCGTTGCCAGCCCGACGCACGATACGGCGACGGCAACCATCGTGATGGCGATCACCATCGCCCCGGGCTTTGGCGTGAACCACATTTCGTCCGCCACCACCCGGCACAACGCTTTGTCGGCTTCGTCCGTGCTGTACGCCAACACCTCGAAGGCTGAGTCGATCGCGTCCAGATCATGGTATTGGTGGTTGCGCAGGACGTACCTGGCTGTCGAATATCCCTGATGCACCGCCGGCATCTGCATAACTTTCGCGCTCATTCCTCCACCTCCACGATGCTGTAAAACCAAATCTTCAGCGAGTTGTTATATTCCTTGACCAGCCGACCCTCGGCGCGCAGGTCGGTGAACGCGCGGTCAACGGTTTTCTCGCCGATCTTCAGAGACCGTGCGATGCCGCCGCGTGTGTCGCGCCCGTTGGCCAGGTGCGTCACAACCGCCGAGATGATTTCCAAGGATGCCTGGCGCGGGTAGCTTTCCCCGTCTGCCGGCGTCTTGCGCAGGAAGTTCGGGATGCCCGCCATCCACAGGATTCGCAAGCGGTCTTGGTCCCATTCGACAAACTTGTTGGGGAGATATTCGCTCACAGTCCCGCCCCCATCCCAATCATCAGCATCAGATAAAGCCCCCCGAACAGGCAAGCCACGCCGATCATGTCCCGGATCATTGTGCTTTCTCCGCGATGTAAATGGCCTGCCGGATCTGGCCCTGCGTCTGCACGTCGTCGGCCGACAGGCGCGACTGGTTCTCGATGGCGTTGTTCATCATGCGCAAGGCGTCCGGCCCCATGGCTGCAAGCTTGGCCACCGATGCTTTCCACGCGACCATGGAACGCTCGACGGTAACCTTGTTGCGGGCTTCTTCCCACGCCCACTTGAGTGCGCGGCGGATCACCTTGGGCCCCTGGCCGATGCGCTTGACGTGCGCCCAAGCCGTCATCATGACCCAAGCCCGGTTCGGGGTCAGGTCGCCGTTCTTGGTGGTGGTGTAGGGGGTCATGGTCTGGTTCCTCTCGTTTTTCTTATCCTCAACATACACCCAATCAAGAAACACGCAATAGAAAAGTTACGCTTGACGACGAAAAACTTACCCGTTAAATATGAATTATCAGAAATACAAAGGAGAAGCTGATGCAGGCTCAAAACCTGATCAAATCTTGGGCGAAGGAGGGCGGCCGCAAGTTCGGCTGGCTGGCCGCACAGGTGCCTGTGACGCCAGGCACCATGTCCGGCTGGATAAGAGGGCACGCCATCCCGAACGCCATTTATCGCAATCGTCTGGCCGACATCACCGGGGCCGACGTGCGTGACGTCAGCATGTGGGAGCAGTCATGAAGCGTTCCGAAATCCTCGACACGGCCAAGCAATACGTCACGGTGGACAGGGCGGCGACCCACGGCGATGCGGAACGGAATTTTTCCATGGTGTCGCTGTATTGGAGCGCGCACCTCGATACCAATGTGACGGCCGTTGACGTGTCCATCATGATGACGCTGTTCAAGCTGGCCCGCGCCAAGGGCAACCCTTGGAACGCTGAGAACTTTATTGATGGCTGCGGATATCTGGCCTGCGGCGGCGAGATCGCCACGGAACAGCCCTAAACCTATCTTTTCAGCGCGTCCAGCAGGCTTTTTTGCGTTGCGTTCTTGTTTTGCAAAACACCTAGGACGCGCTGATCAATCGTATTGTTTGATACGATATGCGCAATGCGGACCGGGCGTGTTTGGCCCTGCCGATGAAGGCGCGCGTTGAATTGCTGATAATACTCAAGCGACCAGTTCAGCCCAAACCAAACGCACAAGGCCCCGCCATTTTGCAGGTTTAGCCCATGCCCAGCGGACGCAGGGTGGGCCAACAGCATTGGAATTTCTCCGCGGTTCCATGCGTCAATGGTTTCCTGCTTTTTGTCCAAGACCCGCGCCTGCGGAAACCGTTTTATCAAACGCTCAAGATCGCTTTTGTAGTTGTAGGCTACCAACATGGTTTCGCCGGGGTTATCTTCAACGATGTCCGCCAACGCGTCCAGCTTGACCCCGTGCGCCTCTGCCCAAGATCCGGCGGCGTTTGTGTAAAGTGCGCCGTTTGCGTATTGCAAAAGTTTGTTTGCCAGCACAGCGGCCGTCGCTGCCTCAACCTCTTCCCCGTCGATTTCGGCCAGCATTGTTCGCTCAAAATCCAAGTAGTTGCTCATCACCTCCGGCGGCAAATCAACACCGATCGTCAAGTCGATGCGCGCAGGCATGTCGAGGTAATCGTCTGCGTTCATATGCACGATCTTGTCCGACAGAAGCCCGTGTATCTTGTCAGCCGATCCGGGTCTGAGGTCAAACTTGCGCCCGAAGTAGTCGGCTTCAAAAAACCTTTGCTTGTACCCCGTCAGGGTGCGGCCAAGCCTTTCCCCGTAGTCAATTAAATACATCTGCGCCCAAAGGTCCAAAAGACCGTTTGGGGAAGGCGTGCCGGTAAGGAGAACCATCGCGTCGATGTGCGGCAGCATCTTGCGAAGCGCCTTGAACCGTTTGCTTGATGCGTTTTTGAAGCTGCTACTTTCGTCTATGACCACCATGTCAAACGACCATTTTGCGCCATAGTTTTCGACCAGCCAAGGCATGTTTTCGCGGTTGATGACATACACGTCAGCATCAAGCGCCAGGGCGCCCCTACGGGCTTTGTCCGATCCGGTGCAGACCGATACCCGCAAATGCTTAAGATGCCCCCACAGCGCCCCCTCTTGCGCCCAAACGCTGTTCGCAACGCGCAGCGGTGCGACAACCAAAACCTTGTTTGCCGTAAAGCCGTCCAACATGTCACTGATCACTGTCAGGGTCGAAGCCGTCTTGCCCAAACCCATATCAAGCGCAAGCATGCACCGCCGCTCCCGCAAGACAAACTCGATCGCCTTGCGCTGATACGCGTGCAGATCATCCCGAGAAAGCATTGGCGGCCTCCAAGCTGTCGATCACCACAACCCGGCAGCCCAACCCCCTGCGGGCGTCGTGGTCGCGCGCCTGCAGTGGTGTTGGCTTTTTGCCGGGGGCTTTGACTTCGACAAAGACAATCGCTCCGCCCGGCAGTGTGACGATGCGGTCTGGAACCGAACGCCGGCCCGGGGAAACGAATTTCTCGCAGAGCCCGCCCAGAAACTTGACCCGCTTACAAAGTGCGCTCTCAATGTCTTTTTCAAGCATTGCTGACCCCGATCTGTTCAAAAACCATTTTCGCCATGCCGACGTATCGTTCAAAATCAACGTCGCTCGGGAACATTTCCGGCAGGTCAAGGCATGGCTTGGCCCCGTCAGACTGAGGAACTTTGTTCGTGTTCTTGGCGTAGTTGATCGTCTCATCGACACCCACGTCGGTCGAATAGTAAAACCGAACGGCCTTGCCGATTTCCGCCCCGCGCCAAACCGCGCCGCCAGTTACCTTGCGCAGCATCACGAACTTGTTCAGATCGCGGCAGGAGCGGATCACAGTGCGGTATTCGGCTTTTCCGGCAAGGTGGTCGGCCACCGCATCCGAAACAATCTCAAACACCGGGTTTTTCATCAGGCCAGCCTGCGCAAACGCGCCCTTGCGTTTGACTGACCCGTCCTTCTTCACGGCGAAGTAGTTGTTTACGTCCCTGCTGTGCAAAGCCGCATAGTCGCTGCGCTCCAACTCGTATGAGGTGTCGAGTTCCCAGTTGAAGGTTACGTCAGCCAGCGCGTTCTCCAGCGTCTTTGGGGCAAAGATGACGATGCCGTCTGTGTTGGCGCTCACCACTTTGGCGCCGATTGCCTCGACACGTTCAATCAGCATCAGCAGCGCAAGCTGCCCCGTGATAGTCGTCTGGATCAGGAGGTTCGGGGCGTAGAGGGCGGAGTATTTGCTGCCCAGCTTTCCGAAGCTGCCGTTGACCACGATCTTGAGCGTGTCGGCCGTTACCTTGTCGCCAGACCGTTTCGCCGCAATCCGGCGCTCGACAATGCTCTTGTAAACCGCAGTGAAGTCGTCGCCCATGCTGTCAGGGGCAATGTCTTGCTGCAGGATGATCGACGGGTAGTATGACGCCACATCAAAGTCCGCCAGGATATGCGTGTCGCCAGCGTAGACGCTTTGGCTTTTCTCGCAGGAGTGCAGGCCCCCGATGCCCATCTGGTACTCGTTTCCGCCAACTGCGATCCGCGTGTCTTTCATCCAATCCGGCAGGGCGATTGACCCGTTGACGGAAAGACCAAACTTGTGGTCGAGGATGCGCGAAAAAATATCGTTTAACTCCGCGCCCTTAAACGTAATGATCTTGGGGTCAAGGTACTGAAACGTGGCCGTGTCCGAAATTCTTGGGGCGCGCAAAGTCTTGTTTGACGCCCGTTCGATTTCGCTCTTCAACACAGTCTCAGCGATTTGCGCGTCGGACTTTGATCTAAGGTCAACGCCATACTCTGCGCCCATTTCCACCCGAAGGGCGATCTGCTTTTCGACAGTCCGATATAGCGCATCCGTCACCCGAAGGTCGTTTATGCAATACAGGCGCAGGTCTTCGCGCTGCTCTGGCGAAATGCTTGCGCCCGGCGCGATCGGCAGATCCTGCAGCTTTTTGTAGCCGATGCGTCCGGCGTAGACTTTGAGGCTCGCCTGCCCGGGCACCACGTCGATGATGTCGATATGGTCCCAACTGTCTGGAACGCGGACGTTCATTTCCCTGCAGACGCGCCATGATGGCAGGTTGGATGTGATGATTTCGTCGGACAGTTTTTTCAACGCTGCGCAGTCGCGGTTTTCCAGCGCTGCGGCAATCATCGGCAGGTCGTAGCTATTGCCGTTGAAACTGATCGTAGTTTCGCTGCGCATGTAGTGGGCTACGCGGGCCACCGGCAGCGGCTCTCCGGGCCACATTTCAAAGGATGCTGTCTTACCTGTTTCGCGGTCAAGAAAGCAGATGAGGAAGTAATCGCGGAAACATTCCACGTCCAAAATCAGTGCCATGAGGGGTGTCCTTCATATCTGGCTATGTGAGAAGGGGCGGCATCGCGCCGCCCCGACGATTTTACATGAAGTCTTCGTCGCCTGCGTCAAACGCGTCGAAGTCGTCTGCGGTGGCAGTGACGCCATCCGAGAAGGGCTCGCCGTCCTTGAAGAACTGGACGCCCAAGAGGTTGGCGTTGATGCGCTTACCCCACTGGTTGTTCTGCGCCCACAGTTCGAGGATCGCGTTTACATGGCATCCGGCGTAAATGCGGTTGTCGTCCTCGGCCAACGGGCTCCGGTCACGGTCAAGCACCATCGGCCGCTTAGACGTGCTGGCCTTGATGCTCATGTGGTTGGCGTAGCCCGCGTAGTCCACGTCGTCACCGTCCCGCAGGCAAATCTTGTCGGCGGGCAGCTTTGCGCCTTTCAAAGCGTCCTTGACCAGTGCCTTGATGGCAGCGTCGATCTCGGCGATTTTGTCGGCTTGTGAGGATTTGTCGATCAGGAACGTCGCTTCGAATTTCGTCTCTTCGCCGGAAAACACTGCCTTGCGAAACAGAGACGGGAAGGACAGGCGCACGTTCGAAAGTTTGATCTTTGCCATTTTGGTTTCTCCTTTTGGCGTTTATTGCTGACAACGCAGCGAGGTCAATCTTACTCTCACTCGTCATCAGTGCAAAGCGAAAAGTCCTCTGCACTGATGTTAATTGCTGGCCGTTTGTCTGTTTCGTGGGCCAGCGTCGGGGCGCCCGAGGGCTTGGTGATAAGGTCGGCAATCTCAGCCGCGCCTTTTTTGCCCAGTATCTTTTCGGCTTGCGTTGGGCTGATCAGCTTGCGCGGAGCGTAGGTCTTATCGTTCCCGATCATGTCGGCCAGCCTTACCGCTGCCGCCCAGTCGTCAGACCACTGGCGGTTGCTCTTACCCTCGACCAGCTTGTACCCGGGGAACTCTATGCCGTTGCCCAGGCGCTCCCGCACAAGACCCTCAATCGCGCCAAGCCATGCCTCAATCAAAGACTTGGCCTCAAGCGCACGGCGCATCTGGTCGTCCGTCAGCGTGTTTGCCTTCGGCATGTGTTCAAGGTCGTCAAAGTCCGCAAGGATGATGTCCTGCGTCATCTTCTGCAGTGCCGCGCAAGACGCCTTGGCTCGGCAGAAACGGCACTGCTTTTCGCCCGGCACGCGAGGCGCGTCGGCGGCAAGGGTTTCTTCGGCCCGCTGCTTGACCCACTCGGCCCAGCGCAGGAGGTCGGGTACGCTGATTTCCCACTGGCTGATGTGGTCAAGGCGCGGCTGGATGATGTGGATTTGCACATGCTTAATGTCAGAAAGCATGTCGAACTCATAAAACGCACCCAACGCATAAAGCATGCCCTGCGGGTTTTCCTCCGCGTCAACACGGACGCCCATCCCGTACTTCAGGTCGCAGATGTGAAGCGTTTCGCCCTTTAAGATCACCGCGTCGGCAGTCCCGAAGCCCCCAGAAACCCATTGCTGATAGCTTACGCGAGCCTCGATTTCAACGTGATCAGCGCCGGCAGCGAGATTGTTGACGTACTCCACATACACTCGCACAAAGTCGGCCATCACTTCGTCTTCGTAAAGATCAAGAAACTCGTTCGATTTGACCGTGGCGTAGGCCGCCCAGTCTTTTAGTTCAACGTGTTCTGGCGGAAGGTACGCCATGTTCAGAACGCATTCAGCCAACTCATGCGCCACCGTGCCTTCTTCGGCAAACGGGCTGCTTGTGTTGGGAAGGCCATCTTCCGCGGCAACGCTGCCGGGGCAGGCAAGCCAGCGATGCGCGTTGGATGCTCCGAGTTTTGCGTGGGCGACCATCTCAGTTGCCTCCCAGTTTTTTCAGCCACTGATAAAACTCAGCAGCCTGCGCGCCTTTCAGGTCGCCGAGTTTCTTTACGTAAAGGCTCGTGAGCTTGTCGCGGATTGCGTCTTTATGGCCTTCGCGCGAACGCGCCAGCGTCAAGTCTTTCAAGTCCTGCTCAGACGGGGCGCTTGGGGCAGCGGATTCTTCGGCAGTGGACGGGCCCTCTTTAACGGTGATCGGCTTTGGCGCTGGTGCATCGGTTGCTGGCGCAAGCGACATTGCCGCAATGGTTTTGGTCAGGGTTTCGACCGCGCGGGTTAGGTCTTCGATCTTCTGTTCTAGCATTTTGCGTCTCCGTTTAGCTGTTGCTTTCTGTGTCGTATCATATCAATATGCGCAATGCAACAGTCAAGGAGAGATCATGCTGAAGTCATCAGAAATGGCGCGCTTGCTGGGGGTGGCCAAGAACACGCTTCTTGATCTTGCCAACAGCGGGGCCGTACCGGCAATCAAACTGCCGTCGGGGCAGTATCGCTTTGACCCAAACGAAGTGATTGGCGCGCTGCGCCACAATGCGAACGGAGACCGAGATGATGGTTAAGTTTACTTACCTCAAAAAATACGACCATCCGGCAGAGACGCGCGAGATACCTTGGAACGCATTTGCAAAGGTTGTGACAAAATCAGTTGGTTACACCGACAAAAATGAAAGCACAAACCGATCAGCCATAATCGGTGGCCTGCTTGCTGACAGTTCCGCCGGTCGCGCCGAAAACATCGGCAGTCGCACCATCGCATCGCTGGACTATGATGAACTACCGGAAGGCACAACGCTTGACGATATTGAGTTAGCGCTGACCTTGGGATTGCCTTGCGCATTCACAGCTTACACGACATTCCGGCATACCATCGAAGCCCCGCGCTTTCGGGTGTTCGTGCCGCTGTCTCGGTCGGTAACGCCAGAAGAATACCCAGCTATCGTTAAAGATATCGCCGCTGCTGTTGGGCTAAACGGCCTTGATAAATGCTCGTTCATTGTCGGCCAGTTGATGTTCCTGGCATCTCACAGGCACGGGGTTGAGCCTTGGAACATGTCGCAGCAGGGGGGCCCGTGGGCCGTGCCCGCTGCGGTAGAGGGGCGCATCTCTCAAGGCTTCAGCACGGTCAGCGAGGCCGCGGACGACCTTGAAATCGCCGTTGCGTCGCAGCCCCTCGACATACCAGCCGACGCCGTCGCGGCCTTGCTTGACAGCTATCCGGCCGAAAACCTTGACTATGACGCCTGGCTGCGCGTCGGCATGGCGATCTACCACCAGACGGAAGGCCAAGGTTTCAAGACGTGGGTCAACTGGTCGGCGAAAAGCCCTAAGCACGACGTCAAGCACATGCGCGTGAAGTGGCGTAGCTTCGGGGGCCGCAACAACCCGGTGACAATGGCGTCGATTATTGCTGCAGTGGGCGGATCTCGCGCCGTCACCGTTGACGCGGCGGGCCCTGTCGCATTGTCGCTTGAAAAAGAAGCCGAGCAAGTCTGCGACAGGCAAACCTACTCGGCATTCAAAAAGCGCGTGCAGGCGCTTAATGAGATGCAGCTTTCACCAGATATCCGCTCCCTTCTAGCCAAAACAGTGCATGAGGTCTACGCCAAAGACGCCGGAATGGGCCTTCGCGAAGTCAAGTCGTCCTTCAAGCCGATCAAGCGCGGGCGCGTGGGTGAAGGCACTGCTGACGATGTCCCCGCGTGGCTTTCCGGGTGGTGCTATCACACGGCGGACAATCTCTTTGTTAACGTCGAAAACCCTGCCTTGGCGATCAACGACAAGGGTTTCAGTGCCAAGTTTTCCCGCGAGGCCGAAGTCATAGCAACGGAGATCCGCGCTGCGGATTACGCGATCAACCACGTTCACCTGCAGACCGTCGATCGTCTGTTCTTCATGCCTGACACGGACGAACTCTTTTGCGAGCGTAACGGGTTCCAGGCTCTCAACACCTACCGGCGTGGCGGCGTGACGCCTTGTGAGACGCTTGACGATGACGGGCAGGCGGTCGTGGACCTGTTCTTGCGTCACATCGCGTGGACGTTCCCCGACAAGGCTGAGCAGGTTTTGGTCTTGGACTGGATGGCGCACGTCTACCAGCGCCCGGGGCAGCGCGTGAACTGGGCGCTCTTGATCTGGGGCGTGCAGGGGTCGGGCAAGACGCTGCTCTTCAATATCCTGCAGCGTATCATTGGGTCCGAGAATACCAAGGATGTGTCTCCTAGCAGCTTGAAGACCGACTACAACGACTGGGCCGTCGGCGGCATCGTTGGCTGCGTCGAGGAGATTAGGGTCAGCGGTCATAACAAGTGGGCCGTTATGGACATCATGAAGCCGGCGATCACCAACGACTTCTTGGCGATCAACCCGAAGGGCAAGACATCGTACTCGGGTGCGCCAAACTTCTGCTCGTACATGATGCTCACCAACCACCAGGACGCGATCCCAGTGAATGACGCGGATCGCAGGTTCTGCGTCCTGTTTTCCGCGCACAACGACACCCAGGCGATGGAGGTCGATCACGGCGGCGCCAAGGGGCTGGCGGAGTATTTCAAGACGCTCTTTGATGGTTGCGTGTATCGTCGGCCGGATGCGATGGCCCGGTTCCTGTCAGACTATGCCATCTCGGCTGGCTTCGATCACAAGGGCCGGGCGCCCCGAACCAAGGCGTTTAGTCGCATGGTCGAGGCCAACGTCTCGGATGACCATGCCCTGATTCGTGACCTCATCGAAGATCAGGGCTCGGATATTTTGAGCGACGAGATCATTTGCGTCACCGAGTTGAAGGCGCAGGCGATGCTCAAAAGCGAGGGTGAACTGCCGACCGGGCGGGCGTTGGGGCAGATACTTCGGGAGATCGGGTACCAACCAACGGTCCCCAATGTCTACAAAGTTCGCGGCCAAAAGCACCACGTTTGGACAAAACCGGGCCGCATTGACGAGAACGAGGCCAAGCGTCGGGTGCAGGCGTTCTACGGCGTGGGCGAAGAGTTTCGGGATGTGCCGTTCTGAGTCCTCGAAACGGTCCTCGAAACACCCCAAAGTCCTCGAAACGGTCCCCGAAACGACTAACTTCGGGGACCGCTTTTTTCCTTTGTTTTCAGTTGCTTATTCTCTTAGTCCTCGAAGTCCTCGAAGAAAGTAGAAGATTAGAGGGAAATGGTAAACTGTAGAAAAGGGCTGTAGAGAGCCCCGGTTTGCCGTCCGCAAGTCTACAGTTTCTGGGAACCTTAGGAACCTACTAAACTTCGAGGACTTCGGGGACCGGGGACCGCAGGCTTGCTTTTCGCCCAGTCCCATGCTAACACTGCGATACTCTCTCTGATGGTCATGCTCGAACTTGGCCCAGCCGTTCCTCCCCGGCTGGGTCATTTTTTTGGAGTCTTCGCGGCGCAGCTAGGCGTGGACCTCCTGACCGATTTCCTGTAAGGTGCAAACTCAATCCACCGGCCGATGGTCGAGATGAGAGGCTGACGAGATGGCTGCCAAAGCCCACGAGCCAACGAACGAAACGCGCGCCCAGGTTTCCGCGCTTGCGTCGTTTGGAACCCCACAGGACGACATCGCTGCGTACATCGGCATTAGCAAGCCTACGCTGGCAAAGCACTACGATATCGAACTAAAGCTTTCCGCTATAAAGGCTACCGCAGAAGTCGGTGGATACCTGTTCAGCCTCGCAAGCGGGCGGGCCCTTGCTACGGGCGCCACGCACGGCGATTGCAAGACTGCAGCCATGTTCTGGATGAAGACGCGCGCGGGCTGGCGTGAAAAGCAGGACGTCAACCTGACCAGCAACGACGGCCCGCTGACCATCCACTGGAAAAATGCCGACAATTGAAATCCCCTACATGCCGCGCAAGCAGCTTCAGCCGTTCCATGATCGGAAGGAGCGGTTTGCCTGCATTGTGGCCCATCGCCGGTTTGGGAAGGCGCTTGACGTAAGCACACCCATTCCGATGGCTGATGGGTCATTTAAGCGCATGGGCGATCTGTGCGCTGGGGATCGCGTGCTTGGCGCTAACGGGCATTCGTGCAACGTCGTTGCAGCGCATCCCGTCATGCTTGGCAGAAAATGCTATGTCGTCAGATTTAGCGATGGCGCCGAAATCGTGTGCGATGAAGATCATTTGTGGCACACCCAAACTAAGCTGGACCGGTCGTATCACGTTGGCGTCAAGAAGGGGCCGAGGGGCGCAGCAAAATACGTTTCAAGAACTCATGCACCCCGCCCCGGAACGGTCAAGACGACAGCCGAAATCAAAGAAACATTGATCTACGGAAAAGAGAGAAACCACAGCATCGCGCTGGCGGGCGCTTCTCAATACCAGAAATCAAGCTTGCCAGTTGACCCGTATATTCTTGGTGTGTGGCTTGGTGACGGTACGTCTAGGAGCCCGCATGTCACCACAATGGACCAAGAGACGGTCGCAGACTTGCGGGCGTTTGCAGATGCAAACGAATGGCAGTTCAAAGCCGTCCCGTCGTCGAATGCGGGAAATGCCACGACATATTCCATAACCGGGCAACGCGGCAGTGGGTTCACGGCACGCCTTAAGTCGCTTGGTGTTCTGAACAACAAACATATTCCAGAGGCATATTTTCGTGCATGCGTGGATGACAGGTTGGCGCTATTGCGCGGGCTGATGGACACCGATGGATGCATAACTAAACTCGGGTCACATTGCGAAAACACCCAGAAAAGCAAAGCCGTTGCCGAGGGGATAATGCGCCTGCTGTGGTCTCTTGGCGAAATGCCGACAATCGCAATGAAAAATGTTGGCGGAGATGACTTCTACCGCATCAACTTTAGATCGGCGTTTAACCCGTTTAAGTTGGCCAGAAAGGCGGAAAGGTGGGAACCAGTCGTTGGTGACACAATGTCCCGCAAAAGATACATTGTGGCCATCGATGAAGTCGAAAGCCGCCCTGTCAGATGTATCACTGTGGACAGCCAAGACGCGCTTTATCTTGCTGGAGAGCGTTTCGTGCCGACTCACAACACCGTGGGCGCGATCAATGACCTGATCCGGGCCGCCATCACGACGCCCCGCGAAAACGTGCGCTGCGGGTACATCGCGCCGTACTACAACCAGGCCAAGGCGATTAGCTGGGATTACATCAAGCAGTTCACCGCGCCGATCCCTGGTATGTCCTACAACGAAAGCGAACTGCGGGCCGACTTTCCGAACGGCGCGCGCCTGCGCCTGTTTGGCGCCGACAACTACGACTCGATGCGCGGCCTGTATTTCGATGACGTTGTGCTGGACGAACCCGCAGACTTCCCGGCGAACGCCTGGCCGACCGTCATCCGCCCAGCACTGGCAGACAGGCAGGGGCGTGCCACGTTCATCGGCACTCCGAAGGGCAAGAACGAGTTCTGGGAAATCTACGACAAGGCCACGCGCGACGATAATTGGTTCACGCTTGTCCTGCCCGCATCCGAGACGCTCGTCATTCCGCAGATCGAACTCAACGACGCCCTGAAGACCATCGGCCCGGATCGCTATGACCAGGAGTTCGAATGCAGCTTCGAGGCGGCCATCATCGGGGCCTACTACGGCAAGGAGATGAAGCAACTGACCGCCGATGGTCGGATCAGGAACATCATCCCGGAGCCGCAGGTTGGCGTTGTGACGGCCTGGGACCTAGGGATGGACGACTCCACCTCAATCATCTTCGCGCAGTTCGTCGGCAACGAGGTGCGCATCATCGACCACATCGAGGACAGCGGCCACGGGCTGGCCCATTACGCGCGCCTGATGTCCGAGAAGCCCTACACCTACCTGACCCACGTCCTGCCGCATGACGCCCGTGTGCGCGAACTGGGCAGCGGTCTGTCCCGGGTCGAGACGCTTGAGGGCCTTGGGCTGCGGAACATCATCATCGCCCCGAACATCCCGATCGAGGACGGCATTCAGGCTGTGCGCAACGGGCTGGCGCGCACGTTCATCGACAGCAAGCTGATCCGGTTTGCCGAGGCGCTGCGGCAGTATCAGCGGGATTGGGACGAGCGGTCCAAGACGTGGCGATCACGGCCCAGGCATGACCATAACTCGCACTGCGCCGACAGCGCACGGTATCTGTTCGTCGGCTATCGGCCCGTTGAGGACGACTGGAAGACGCCCCTGCGCAGAAACTTGAAGGGCGTGCTATAATTGTGCTAGGGTAGCGGCAATCCTTCAGCGAGGCCCCCAATGAAAAAGCCAACCAAAGCCGACGCCAAAGTCTCCAAGGTCATGGGCGAGTTCAAGAAGGGCACGCTGCACGCCGGCGTTGACCCGAAGGGACCGAAGAAGGCGCCGATCGTCAAGTCGCGCAAGCAGGCTGTCGCCATCGCGCTGAGCCAGGCAGGAAAGGCTAAGAAATGAAAGCCCCAGTATTCAAGCCCTG